AGATCGTCAACCTGAAGATTGGCATGTTCCAGTCGGGCGGCAAGATCCATAACAAGATCGTCGTCATCAGCCCGCAGCGCATCTTCCTGCAAGCCCAGATCGCGAACATCGTGCAGGTCACGGCGTATCAGCGTCCGGGCGCGGGCACGTCGACCACGGCGAATGTCGCACAGGCCCAGATGCAAGAGGCCGGCGATGATCTCGTATGGTTTTTTGACGATTCCCTCATCGGGAAAGGCTCCGGCGGTTCGGATGCCGTCATTCTCACCATCCCTGAAGTCGAAGTGCCGGACATTCCTGGCATCAACACCAACGCGTTCGGTGAAGTCTCGCCGTCGATGAAAGCGGTGAACGTGCAGTATGCGGCTATGGCTGCGCCGGCTGAGATTCCGACGCCAACCGAAGATGGCGCGATCACCACATGCTATGAAAATCGTATCTCCAGCGGGTGGAACGTGAGGGGTGCCGGACTTTATATCTTGAACGTCCCTCATTAGGATGTCTTCCTAATGTAAAATGACGAAAGCCCGGATGGCTGTAACCATACCGGGCTTTCTAACCAATCAACTTAAGGCGATAAGAAGAATGGCTGACGGGATTGTAGCATCAAAGATCTGCACGAAATGCGGGCTGGACAAGCCCTTCTCTGAGTACCACAAGAAGAAGCGCACCAAAGATGGCCTGCAGTGCCGGTGCAAAGAATGCATCTTGGAAGAAAACGCGGCTTACAAGTCCGCGCACCGAGAAGAGGGGCGAGCTTACAACAAGACCTACTACGAGCAGAATCGCGAGAAAGTCTTGGCTTACAGTTCGCAGTGGGCGAAAGACAACAAAGAAAAGGTCGCAGAGCAATCCAGGCGATGGCGAGAAAATAACCCGGAACGCGCTAAGGAGGTTCGGGATCGGTACAACGCGGCCAACAAAGATAAGAATGCTGCCCGCTGCAAGCGTTATCGAGAAGAGAATCACGAAGCCTTTCTGGCTATGCTCTCAAAGTGGTACGCGGCAAACAGGAAGCATGTCGCCGCCTACAACAGGGCTAAATACGAAGAAAACCGGGATGACAGGGTAGAAAGAACCCGGAAATGGAGAGCCGCCAATCCTGATGCCGTGGCCTCTATGTGTCGACTCCGCCGAGCGCGCAGGTTCGCTGCTGGCGGCTCCCATACAACAGCAGATATCGAATTCCTGTTGATCGAGCAAGATCACAGATGTGCCAATCCTTATTGCCGAGCCGACTTAACGGCAGTGAAGAAAGAGATTGACCATAGGCAACCTTTGGCGCGTGGCGGCTCAGATGCCATCGACAATCTTCAATGGCTCTGTGCGCCCTGTAACCGGCGCAAGCACGCCAAACCGATGGACGAATGGCTAGCCGCAGAAGAGCGGCGAAGTCGTAAAGCAGCCTGACTGAATACCAAAGCCCGCCTAGTGCGGGCTTTTTGTTTTGACCATGCCTAGGCTCCGGAGCCGAAAGCCCGTCCCCTGTGCGGGTTGGCATGGTCATCCGTACACAGGGATTTCACAGGGTTATCACCATGACGATCATTTATTTGGCTAATGGGTCAAAGCAACGCCTGAAGTTCAACTACCGACTGCCCGAATCAAATCGCATTCATGAACTGGACGTGCATTCCGGTCGCCAAGAGCCTATCGGCGAAGGCTGGACGGATACGACCGTCGAGTACTTCATCAAGCAGCTAGAGCACGCGGGGTTCCGCCGCTCCCATGAAACGAACGGCCGGATGGAGAACTTCTCCGGCTTTATGTACAGCGTCGACAAGGCGACCAGCGAGACCCAGATCCGTAGCGGTCACGAAGCGCGTGTCGAAGCGCAGGAAAAGACCTCCGCCGTAGAAGCCCAACGGGGAGCCCTCGCGATGGATCAGGCAAACCGCCTTCCTGGCGACCGCCGCAAGCGTCTTGCTAAGGTCACGCAGGTTGAGGTTCAGCAGGACATCGACCCGCGCAAGTCGGCGACCGGCAACGAAGTGAACATGAGCGTGACAGTCGACGCAAGCGCCCCCGAAAGCGCTCAACTGGCGATCTGATCATGAAAGCCTTCCGCCTTTCTGATGAAGCCCGCGCGGCTGTGGATGCTGCTGTTGATGAAGCCATCAATACGCCGGCCATGACGCGCGCCGAAGAGGTGAAAGCCCTGATGGCGAAGGGCATGAAGATCACCGTCACCGGTAAATGGTGCGTGTGGGCATTCGCTCCGCGCAAGATCGCGCAGGCCTTGGGCGCTCCGTTCATCGCCGCATTTCCGGCCGCCGCTGATCTGGCTGATTACATGAAGCTCGGCGGCGAGATCGTTACAACGAGGCCGTAATGACCTTTGCCAACCCTTCGACACCGAATCTGGCCGACTTCGCCGTCTTTTGCTATGCCCAGGGCGTGCCGGAGGGTGATCTGCCGTCTGGCTCCGAATACCTGCAATGGGCATTCGACATTGCAATGGGCATTGCCCTGATCCACCCGGCCGACATGCTGCCGATTCTTTATGTGCTCGCGGTCTACAACCTCGGCATGCATCAATTGCTGAAGATCGCACAGGATCAGTCCGGGCAGACATTCTTCGCCCAGCAGCGCACGGCATTCAAGATGCTGACGTTCCAGGCGGGTCCGGTCGGCGCGTCCGCTGACCAGTCGACCTCCAATACGCTCGTGGCGGCCGACTTCATCAAGGGTCTCACGATGCAGGGGTTGGATCTGCTGAATACGCCATGGGGACGGGAATATCTGGCGTATGCCCAGATGGCTGGTCCTAACGCGTTTGGAGTGAGCTGATGCCCAAGTTGATGCTCGGCGTGGTCGACGCGGCCTATTCGGATGGCGATGGCGCAAAGACCACTGGCGACGTCGCGGGCTTTCTCGAAGCCGAATATCACGTCATGCGCACCTTCCTCGAGATGTACGAGGAACAGATCGGCGAGTTTCTGGCCGATGCAATGGTGGGCGAGATTGAATCGATGGCGCAGGGCAAGCCGGTCACGATCTTCGGCAAGGATGTCTCAACACACCTCGGCGATCGTGTGATTTCCGGGTCAAGCGTCAACGGGAAGATCGAAGAGGCGTTCCGCAATTACCTCGATGCGCGCGAATGGAAACAGGTGAGCGGGCAAACAATTGCTTCTGCAGAGCAAGGCGTCAGTTTGCGGAAGAAGCAGTCCACCCCCAAGAAGCCGAAGGCCCGTGCAGAATTTTTTTCGACGGGTCTCTACAGCGCCTCGTTTAGGGCCTGGTTGGAATCATGAGCATCATCAACGAAGCCGGATCCGCCCCGACCCAGCTACAGGCCGCGCTCGATAGTGGCCTTGAGCAGATCTCCAACAACCAGACCGTCACATTCCAGCAGTACACGAAGTACACGTTTTCGCAGGACGGCTATGTCTTCTGGGTGGCGACCGGATCGGCACTGTCATTCGCGGGCTCGCTGCACGTCCTTAGCGAGCGCAGGCAGGACGAGGACCAGACCATCGCCGCGAATCAAATGGTGTTCACGGCAGAGCAGGAAGTCTCGCAACTGAACAGCGTTGCACCAGATACGCTGTGGGTCGGCGCATGGCAGGTTGACGGAACGACCGTGCAGGTTGCGTTCTCCGCGACCGGCATGAACTATCAGCAGGCCGGCTTGTGGCATTACCGCGGCTTCGCTGTCTATCCCGCCCTCGCCTCGCAGCTGATCGACAGCGCGGCAGATCTGCCTGTTGGGCCGATTGTCTCGAACAGCCTGCCGATCTGGCTTGCGCAGAACAGCATGGCGCCGGTCTATGCATCATTTCTGGTGCCGGACAACGTCGTTCCGCCGTACATCACAGCGCACATCGACCCAAGCAACACGATTGCGCTTCAGGCGTTCCCGGTCTTCGACTGGTCTCAACGCGCGAATCCGAACGGCGATCCATCGCCGCTCTACGCGTTGCCAAGCTGGCAACTCATGCGCGACACGGTGCGCCTGACGATGTACGGCTTCACCAATCAGCAGGCGATCCAGTTCTATGCGTCGCTGATGGATTACTCGGTCAATACCGACAACTTCGGGTTCTGCAACTCGCCGGCCATCGTCGACGACAAGCGCACGCAGGTTGAAATCGCAGCGCTCGCGATGAAGAAGACGCTGACCATTCAGGCGTCGTATTACCAGGCGACGGCGGATGCGATTGCACGCCGGTTGATTCTCGAAGCAGGTTTCAGCTCTATCACCACCGTCTAGCGGGCGCTCCCGACTTAGACATTTCCGCCCGCCATGCGCGGGCTTTTTTATTTCAGGAGCTTCATATGGCCCAGTACCCCTACGCTATTCCGCCCGGTGGCACCCAAACCACGCTCAACGTTACGGCGAGCACCGTCGTGAAGGCGGCCCCGGGCAAGGTATTCCGCCTCGTTTTCAACACTGCGACGACTGCCGCGCCCGCTGTTTATGACGCGACGACGGTTGGCGGAATCGGCGCAGCAAGCCTCATCTGGCAAGGCGCCGCCGTAACTGCCGCGCAGACCGTCATCACCCTCGAATTTCCGTGTCTCAACGGCATCGTCGTCGTGCCTGGCACGGGCGGCAACGTAGCTGTGTCTTTCGCTTAATCCCCGGAGTCCGCCCTCATGGCACAAACAATCACACCGCAGATCGTCAATCTGACGGCGGTCCTCACGGTCGCGCCTATCCCGTCACAGCTTCAGCGGAGCGGTGCGTTTGTGTCCGTGGGCGGCACCACGCTGACGACTGGCACCTATCTGTATTGCAGCCAGTTGAGCGCACTCGAAGCCGTGCTCGCGACAAGCGGTTCGGGAAATCAGGCTGAACTTCAAACCATGGGCACGACGTTCTTCGCCCAGGGTACTTCGATCGGCGCGTATGTGCTCGAACTGGGTGTGCAGACTTCTGGCGCAGCCGGCATCGAAGCGCTGAACGCCTGGATCACGAACAATCCAGGCATCTTCTACGCCTATCTCGTTCCGGCTGCGTGGGACAACACATCCGAAGTAGTCGGTAGCGTCATCGTCACCGCGGGCGGCAGTGGCTATACCTCTGCGCCCACCGTGGCATTCTCAGGCGGCGGTGGCGGAACTGGCGCAACGGCGACGGCAACTATTGCCAATGGCGCCGTGACGGGCGTGACCATCACGAATCCCGGATCGGGCTACACCGCCGCACCTACCGTGACATTCACCGGTGGCAGTGGCACAGGTGCGGCGGCAACCGCCAATCTTGCGTCCGAGCTCAACATCATTGCCGGCGAATATGCAAGCCCGACCGGACGCACGTACTTCTTCATCTCGACCACGGCCGCGAATGTCGCAACGTATCAGCCGAACAAGAGCGTGTACGCGTTCGTGCCAAGCCCCACGGCAACCTCGCAGGAATTCGGGGCTGCGGCGCACTTCTATCAGTGGCTGGTGAACAACCCGAGCGCGACCAGCAAACTTGCGCCGATGGCGTACCGATTCCTCAATGGCGTCACGCCGTGGCCGGCAACCGGCTACGCGAGCCAGATTCAGACGGTCCTGTCGGCTTTCGGGAACATCAATCTCGTCCCCCCGCAGGGTGGCATCACGAATACCTGCATTTTCAAGGGCACGACTTCGGATGGCTCGCAGTCGTCGTGGTGGTACGGCATCGACTGGTATCAGATCACGGTCACGAATGATCTCGCTGACGAGGTCGTCAACGGTTCGAACGAGGAACCTCCTCTGCTGTACGACCAGGACGGTATCAACCAGCTTGCCGGCGTTGCGAATCGCGACCTGAATACGGCGATTTCGTTTGGCTGCGCACAAAGCGGAACCGTTACTGCGACATCTTTCGCAGCCTACACGGCGGCCAATCCTGCCAACTACAAGGCGGGGATCTATCAGGGCCTGGGCGTCAATATCGTGGGCCAGAACGGCTTCCTCACGGTTGGCGTACAGCTTGACGCGATTGAATTTGCATCTTAATAGGACGCCAAAATGCCTACCCAAAATCCAGGTATCGCCCGCGGCGTCCTGAACCGCGTCAAGTGCTCGGTGGTCATCCCGAGCACGCCTTCGCTGAACGTCATCTCCGCGAACATGGGCCGCGCGCTGGCCCGCATCTCGTTCGAGGGGCAACTGGTCAATCAGATCCCGACCGGAACTGGTGTGGTCAATGCACCCGAGCCCTTCGTGATGGCGACAATCACCATCGCCCTGCTGCGCACGCAACCTATCGCGGCTGCGTGGTTCTCGCAGATCCTGAATGACAGCAATGTCGAGGATGCGACGATCTATAGCGACACGTCGACGTTCCCGCCGATCGCGCTGCAAAGCGTGGTCGCGAGTCACATGGATCCGGGGCCGTTCGATGGCACGAGCCCGGATTTCCAGCTCGTGCTCCGCGGAGCCTTGCCGATTAATAATCGCCTCTGGACCTTCTGATGCAGATCACCGATTCGCTGAATCTCGCGCTACCGGCGGGTGATGGGCTGACTGCCTATCACACCCCGATAAGTCGGAGCGTCTACGAGACGCACTATAGCGTCATCAACGCCGTGAAAGCGGCGTTGTCCCGAAAGGGCATCCATTACCAGATGGGTTCCGGCCCGCGCATCGCCAATCTCGTGCTGAAGGACGAGGGCGAGAAGGATGCTGCCGAGCGCGATAGCTTCGACGCCAAGGGCAATGTGGTCGATGAGCGCACGCCCGCCCTGCTCGCGGAACTCAAGCGACTGACGACGATCCTCGCGCCTGGCACCAATGGCTATGACATGTTGCCTGTGGATGCCGCGATTTCGCAGGGCAAGATTGACGACGAGGACTATGCCGAGTTGGAGGCGGCGCTCGTTTTTTTTACGTGTCATGCGATGACGGCGCGCAAGACGAACCGATCGAGCATCGCGACCGCGACAGCTTCAGTCCTGAATGGGTCGATTTCACCGTTGGGACTTACGGGATACGCCGCTTCCTTGCAGACCTTGACGAAGACCGTCGCTACACCGAGCCAGGCATCATCGCAGCCTGTCTCAGATACGCCTCCCGCGATGGCTTTTCCGATCTAGCGGAACGGCACGACATTCCTTTCCATAGCGCCCGGCAGTTCCGGGAGCGTTTGATTCTTGAGGCGCTGCGCGGTCCATGAGCAACAAGCCAATCATAGAAATTGACGTTTCCGATGCGCAATTTCGCTCCTTCTACGAACTGTTCAAGCAGTACTCGGCTCAAGTCGAGGAAATGCCGGATGACTGGAAAAAGGTTGCTGGCGCCACAAAGGAGGCCAGCGGATCAATGACAGACTTCGCAAAGCTTTCGGACTCGTCGAGGACGGCGCTGATGGTTGCCGCTATCCAGGCTGATGCGATTGGCAAGGCGGTAAGCGATGCGGTTGAAGCGCAGAAAAGCTTCGCCAAAGAGACCGAGCGAAGCAGCAATCACATGAAGGAACTGAAAAAGGGCGTCAAAGAGTTTGCTCACGAAGTCTTCGGCGTTGGCAAATTCCTGATGAAGCTTGGCGCGCTCGGGCTTGGCACTGCCGGCATCGGCGCAATCCTTTCAGGCTTGGGTCTGCGTGATCTTGCGCGTTCGGCCATCTCGACTCAGGGCGAAGCCCGCGGCATTGGCGTGACGCCCGGGCAACTGTCGGCATTCCAGACGGACTTTGGTCGATATGTCGATCCGTCCATCCTGAATCGTGCCGCGGACGCGCAGTCGGATATGCGCAAGATTCCGTACGCGATGCTGGCGACCGGGCAAAGCTTGTCGACGATCCAGAACGAAAGTCCGGACGAACTGTCTCTGCGCATGATGCAGCGCGCGCATGACTGGTGGAGCAATACACCGGTTGCCATGCGCAACGCCCAGACGTTGCAAGGGACCGGCCTGAACCAGTTCATGTCGTACGAGGAAGTCCGCAAGCTTGGCGCAATGTCGCCGCAGGAGTTCTCGGAGGCGCAGGCGAACTACCGGAAGGATGCCCAATCCTTCAACGTTTCGGACAAGAGTACGGATGCGTGGTATGGCTTCGAACGCGAGATTGAGGCGGCCGGCAAGTTGCTCAAAACGGACCTAACCGACCGCCTCTCTCTATTGGCGCCCGACCTCCAGCACTTCGTGGACGTCTTCGGTACGGACGCCAAGAAGCTGGTTGACGATATTTTTACGCCGTCCAATCTTCAGTCGATCGAGAATGGAATCGACAAACTGACCGATTACCTAGGGTCGCAGCAATTTCAACAGGATCTGAAGGACTTCGCCGGTCTGATCGGTCTTGTGGCCGAAAAGATGAGGGCGGCAGCGAAGTTGCTGGGGATTGATGCTGGCCCGGCTTTAAGCTCAGGCACCTCGCTCGATGCCAATGAAGTACAGCGCGAAACGCATGGCATGGTGCGGGATTTCACCGCAGCGTCCAATAGCAACGCGGCGAAGTATCAGGACCTATCTCCGACCTTCGCCGACAAGTTGGCCGGCACCGTCCAGAAGATGGGTGGCGAGCCCAGTTATTTCAGTGCATTCGAAAAGTCTCAGGGTCTACCGGCAGGCTCGCTGTACGCTCAGGAAATGGTGGAATCGCGAGGGAAGATCGGCGCGGTTTCGTCGAAAGGCGCGATGGGTCCGTTCCAGTTCATGCCCGACACAGCCAAGCAATACGGCCTTGACGATCCCTACAATCTCCACGACTCAGCCGCCGCAGCCGCCCGCGTGATGGGCGATCTGATGCGTAAGTACAAGGGCGACATCCGCAAGGCTCTGGCTGGCTACAACTGGGGCGCCGGAAACGTCGACCGCGATATTGCGCAGAACGGCGGCCAGTGGGAGTCGCATCTCCCGGCCGAAACCCGCAACTACCTGAACAAGATCACCGCCGCGATTGCGAAGTCCAAGGTGAATCTGAAGGTCGATGTGACCAACAACACCGCCGCGCGAGTGGCGGTTTCCACTAACGCCGCGGCGACCGGATCATGACCACCAGTATCGCCAACACACTCGGGAACGCCGCGCGTGCTGCGTATGACGCCGCGTTCCAGACAAGCCCAATCATCCTGAGTGGCGGTCTATTTTCCTCCGCCCTGGGCGGGGTGATGACTTTGTCTGGACTGGTGTCGACTGTTGTCAACGATGTAACCGGGTCGGATGTGTTGCCAACGGTGCGGTATGTTCCGCTCCCGGGCGCCACGGTGATCAACAACACGGTGGCGACCTATCCGTTTGCAAATCAGGCCGTTGCCGGCAATGCGGTAATCCGCAATCCGAAGAACGTTTCCCTTCTCATGATTGCCCCCGTCAACAGCGTTGGGGGCTATCTGCTGAAGATGGCGACATTCATGGCGCTGCAAAGCACATTCGAAGCGCATACGGCGGCCGGCGGCACGTTCCATGTTTTGACGCCGTCCTACCCGTATTTCGATTGCCTAATGACGACCATGACGGATGTCACGAGCGGCGAAGGGCATCAGCAGCAGATCCAGTGGCAGATTGATTTCGTTCAGCCGCTGGTCACCCAGCAACAGGCGCAGACGGCCTGGAACGGCATGATGTCGAAGATTTCAGGCGGCCAGCAGATCACGAGCTCGTCGTGGAATGCCGCGGCGGCGACTGCGGGCACGCCGGTTCAGGGCATGTCTGCGCTTATGGGCATCTTTCCGTCCTCATGACCACGATCCCGTTTGTTCCATCGCCCACGCAGTCACCGCCGTTTCAGGTGACGGTGACGCTCGACAACGTGGCGTACAACCTCACGGCAATGTGGAATTTCGCAGCGCAGCGGTGGTATGCGTCGCTGGTCGATGCATCCGGCAACGTCGCGTGGTATGGCGCAATGGTTGGCTCCCCTCTGGGATATGACATTCCGCTCGCGCCGGGCATTTTCACGACATCCGTCATTTTGTATCGCGAAGACTCCGGCAATTTTGAGATCACACCTTGAGATTCTACGAAATCACGCTGTTTCCGCCAGGAAGCACGACGGCAGCGCGGACGTGGACATCATTTCCGGGCGGACAGTTCGACCCGGGCGCACTGAACGTCGAGTTTGACCTGACGGTTGCGCCCTACGGAACGCCGATCGGCGGCCAGTCAATCACGATTGAAGGGATTTCGATTGCCGACCTGATGCAGCCGCAGCAGTTCGCGCCGCGGATCGTCAATGGCGCCCTGCAGCCGGGAATGACCTTCGTACTGAAGGGCGGCATGGGCAGAGGCCTTCCCCTTGCCAACCCGGCCCAGCAGGGAACGTTGCTCAAGGGGCAGATATGGCAGGCCTTTGGAAACTGGGAAGGCACGGAGATGACGCTTGATTTCGTCATCAACCCGGGCGGATATGATTCTGGAAACCCCGGCAATTTCGTGCTGAACTGGCAGGCCAGGCAACCTCTTGCGACGGCACTGCGAAACTGTCTTTCGGTGGCTTATCCCGCCGCGCCGCTGACGGTGAATATCAGCAACCAGCTCGTGCAGTCAGAGACGGAAGTGCATCATTGCGGCACCCTGGAAGAGATGGCGCAGTACATTCAGGGCATCACGAACGGCCAGTTTCTCGGCTCGAGCTACCCGGGCGTGCAGATCGCCATGCAGGGCGGTGCGCTTTCGGTATTCGACAGCACATGGCAGCCGCCCACGGTTCAACTGAATTTTTCGGATCTCGTTGGGCAACCTACCTGGATCAACGTCAATACGCTTCAGGTGAAACTGGTGATGCGCGGTGATCTTCAGATCGGGACTGCGGTCAAGATGCCGGTTGGGCTGTCCGGACAGGTGGGCCAGGTACTCACCTCCGGCAACTCCCTGCCGTCCAGCGCGAACTATCAGACGACATTCTCCGGCTCGTTCCAGATTAACGAGGTGCGCCACATCGGCAATTTCCGCTCGTCCGATGGCGGCTCCTGGGTGACAGTCATCAACTGCGTGCCTCTTACGCCCCCTTCGAATGGCTGATAACTTCTCCAAGCTCTGGCTCCAGAAAAGCCAGAACCAGCTTGCTATCAACCGGGCCGCGCAGGAAATCCAGAAACAGGGCCGCGCCCTTCCCTGCCGCGTAACAGCGGTGTCCGGGTCGGTCGTGACGGTCGAATTCGAGATGGATACGTCGCCGTGGACATTGCCGCCGGTCACGATCCCGAAGGCCGAAAGCAACTGGGTAAGGATGCCGACGCAGGTTGGCGATCTTGGCTACACCGCGCCGGCCGATGTCTACCTGGGTGGAATCTCAGGGCTGGGCAAAGGAATTGCCCGATTCATCCGCCGCGGCAACCTGTCGAACCTTGTTTTTACGCCGGTCAGCAATGCAAATTCTCCTCCGATCGATCCGAACGCGGCGCAAGTGCAGGGTCCGAACGGCGCAATCATCAGGACGACGACCGGCACCACGTCATCGGTCGTAACGGACCAGAACGGCACGACGATCACGTTTGGCACGACAACATTCGTCCTGAACGCTACCGGCATTACGCTGACAGTTGGCGGCCAGACCTTTACATGGGGCGGATCCCATGCTGTCTCGACGCTTCCGATTCAGGCCCCGGACGTCATCCTGCCGAATGGCGCCGTGAATCCGCACACTCACCCGGGCGTGCAGACAGGATCCGGAAACACTGGAACGATGACGGGTTAGTTGAGCGGCTGAAAGGGCTTGTATTGCGGATCGGTTGTTTTCATGCATAGACCGAACATCTGGTCATGAAGTGCTGCGCCGCCAGCCACATCGAATCTCTCGTCGAAGAACACATCATTGATGATGTGCTTCAGTTCGCGCACTGGTACTCCACTTCTTGTCCAGAAAAGAAGGTATTGGTAAGACTGCTGCGGAGATAAGCCCGCGTCCCGATATTGCGCCGATGTTTTGTAAATTGTGGCCGTGTTCGCGCAATTTGTAAGCCTGCGCTGATAGTCAGCTTGAGTGGATTCCTGCTGTTGAGAATCCGTACTTGGCATTGAGAAGACTGGCTTCCCAAGCTGGGCTTGCGATAGAGCGGGGAAAAGAGTCAGACATAGGATGGCTTTACGAATCATGGTTTCTCCTTTTTGTTTTTTACGAAATCGTCTGGATTGAACCTCGGGCAAAGATCGCAGAATTTCTCGACGCCTTCAGCCTGTATCTGATCCCGTATCGATGATGGGTGATGCTCCTGCGCCTGAAACCACTGCAGCATGTGCTTGCAAGGGAACGTGTAAATCCCCTCGTCCGACTGCGCGGTGATGTGACGAAACATCGGGTGGATGTGGTCGAGTTTGAGTAGCGAGACGATCGGGTAATACGGGCTGTCTATGGTCCGATGGCAGTGCGCCCGATAGTCGTCCGACAGGCAGGATTCGATGAAGCATTCAAGCACCGACTCCAGATAGTAGGCGTTCTCCAGTGAGCCGATGATCATCCGACCGTTTGCGTAGAAGTGAGTGCCTGTCCAGCCGCGGATGTAATGCACCAGGTCAATCGCTCGCGTGGCCCCCTGCTGGCTCGGTAGGAATCCCGCAACAAACACCCTCATCGACTCAAGGTCGCGCTCGAAGAAAAGATCGGCGCCGTTCGCCGACTGGATCGCAAGCGGAAAGGCCTCCGATCGGCTGCGAAGAAAAGCAGTAACCAGCAGGTACTTTCTCGAAAGCTCATCAAGTCCGCCTGGCGCGAAAAGATTCGCCGGCAGGTCATCTGGATTTTTCATCAAGGCTCTCAAATGCGCGCGTGGGGAAGGACGTACAACGAAGACGGCACATATCAATGGGTCCAGGTGTCGACGGATTCGAACGGGCTGAACGATGCCTTCTACGTTACCGCACTGGCCCAGTGTCTCAAGCTGAATCTCGGCGAAAGTCCGATATATGCGAACTCAGGCATTCCGCAAATTCAGACCATCGCAACCCAAACGTTTCCCGATTTCTACGTGGCCCGGATCCAGCAGAAGTATGCACAGTATTTCGCTTCACTGACCATTGCTCGTGTTCCGGGATCGCTCCCGCCTCAGTATAACGTGCGCGCCGTGACGCATTCCGGCGCGATCATCAGCCAGAACATCCCCACATGACCCTTCCCGTCGTAATGACTGCGAGCGGCCCGGTGCCGAGCTCGCCGGCCGCGCTAAACAGCGACCTGATTGCAACGGTAGAGGCGGAAAACGCGGGCTTTACTGCAAACTTGCCCGGTCTGCTTCTCGAAGATCTGACCTCTACCGGAACGGCCGCGCTCGCACAGATGGATCAGGCGCGCGTGGACGCCATCAACAGCGTTACACCGTACGGCGCGAATGCCTTTATCCTCGCCCAACAGGGCGTGGTGCTTGGCATCCCGCAAGGCAAGCCGACGAATACCAGCGTTAATGCGGTCTTCGCCGATACGCTCGCGCCAGGATACGTCATTGTGCCCGGCACCGTTGTTAGCGACGGCACATATCAGTACGTTGTGCAGGACGGCGGGATCATCCAAAGCAACGGCTCGACCGCCCCACTTTTCGCTGTGGCTAACCAAAGCGGCTCGTGGTCGGTTCCGGCTGGATCGGTCAATCAGATCGTCACGTCGCTGCCGAGCCCGTTCAACACGCAGATCACGGTTACGAATCCGCTGGCGGGGGTGGCTGGCAATCCGAGCGCCGAGTCGCCCCAAAGCTACCGCGCCCGCATCATGCAGGCAAATCAGGTGGCGGGGCAAGGCACGCCGGCCTACCTCCAAACGCTTCTTGAGGCGATTCCGGGCGTCACGCCGCGGCTCGTCTCGATCCTGCAAACGACGTTTGGCTGGGAAGTGATCTGCGGTGGCGGCGATCCGTACGCCGTGGCCTTCGCGATCTATAAGGGCGTAATTGACCTGTCGACGATCGTCGGCTCGATCACGAGTTCGCGCAACGTTGCGGTGACGATCACTGACTCGCCGAACCAGTATACGATCACCTCCGTCAACCCGCCCCAGCAGGTCGTGATGATCGACGCGATCTGGAACACGAACCTGCCGAATTTCACGGCCGGCGCGCAGGTCAACCAGCTCGGCTCGACGGCGATCCAGAACTACATCAACAGCATCATCGTTGGCCAGCCCATCAACATCTTCGCGATGGAGGCGGCGTTCCAGCAAGCCGTCGCGAGCGTGTTGCCGACGAGCAATCTGACGCGGATCGTCTTCGCGGTCACGATCAACGGCTCGGCGGTTTCGCCGGCGACCGGGACGGGCGTTATCGCCTCGGACCCTGAAAGCTACATGTTCGTGTCTCCATCGGGCGTTTCGGTATTGCAGGGGTAAGCATGCAGCTTGAGTCATTCGCAACGCAGCCTCTGCAGCAGACGGTGCCGGCCTACGTCTATGCACAGTACGCCGACGACCCCGACATCAGCGCGTTTTTCGACGCCTATAACAGCCAGGCTCAGGGGTATTTGCAATGGTTTCTCCAGACCCCGCTGTCCGTCTACACGTCCCCGAACATCAGTGGGCCTCTGCTGGACTGGATCGGCCAAGGTATCTATGGGATTCCGCGCCCCACCATCACGTCAGTCACATCGACGTCGACTGCCGGCTATGACACTGCGCCCTATAACACCGCGACTTACGGAGCACGCAAGGTCAAAAATACTGGCACGGCCACCGTTGTCGACGATGACATCTATAAGCGCGTCCTGACCTGGCACTTGTACCTTGGCGACGGACGGCAAATGTCGGTTATGTGGATGCGACGGCGTATAGCCCGGTTCATCTTCGGAGCGAATGGGGAGGATATCCCGGCCGACGATTTCCAGAAGATCAGCATCACGCAGTCCGCCACGAGCTTTGCGGCCGCGCTCGGGACTCAGATCTACAACACGCAGGCGTATAACACGCGTGTAGGGAAGCAGAACCTGACGCGTCATGCGATACAAATTGGCGTTCCCAATGGGGCAGTCGGAGAGAAATTCCAACTCCTGTTAAGTCAAGGCGATCTCGCCTTCCCATTCCAGTTGAAATTTAGCGTCACCTTTTACGGTGGCGGCCCGCCTTATCGCCTTGGCACCACGTTCATCCTGGATACATCGACGTTGAGCTAGCAGGCGTCGCATTCTCTTTTACAAGGTCGCCCGGCGGCCTTTTTTATTGGGTCAACCATGACGCAATATGTCATTGCAAACAACGTTAATACGCAGCTCGCCTCAGCTGCTACCCCTAGTGCCACGACGCTGACGCTTGCCAGCAGCACGAACCTGCCGACGCTCTCGGCGGGCCAGATCATGCCGCTCTCACTCAACGATGCGGCGACCGGGCAAAGCTACGAAATCGTTTATGTGACGGCGATTACTGGCGTTACGTTGACGGTTACGCGCGCGCAGGAAGGCACGGGCGCACTCACGTGGAACGTGGGCGACTTTGCATTCTGCGGGCCGACTGCGGGCACGGTGGCGACGGCGTTGGGCAACCCGAATAATCTTTTCGCGGTCGCCCCCGCCACGCAGAGCAACCAGGCGGTGAACCTTGGGCAGTTCGTCTCGTCCATCGGGCCCAATGGGTATCAAAAGCTTCCGAGTGGCCTGATCCTGCAATGGGGTGCGGCTGCCATCCAAGCAAATCCAAGCGGCTTCACGACTGACATTACATTGCCCATCGCATTTCCTACCTCAGCCCTTCAGTCGATTGTGCAGTATGGGGGAAATGCCCCCCCGACTGCTGCCAATTCGTTAGCATCGACCCTCCCGAACCTGAATAGTGTGCGGATTACTGCGGTTAATGCGAGCGGGACGGTGTTTGCGACAGGGGTGACCTGGTACGCACTCGGAATATAAGGGGGAATCATGGGTCAAAAATTTGCAGCATACGATTCGACTGGCTCGATTATCGGGTTTTACGACAGCATCGACAGCCCGGCGCCGCAGGGAGCGCAGGTTATCGACATCACCGACGCACAGTGGAAAACATGCATTAGCAACCAAGGTTGGACGGTGATCAACGGCGCGCTCGTTGCGCCTGTGCAACCCACAGCGGCCCAGATCGCTGCGCAGCAGGCCGCCACCGCGTGGTCGTCCTACCAGGTCAGCGCCAAGGCCGCCCTAGACGCCTCGGACATCACCGTCTTGAGGTGCTACGAGAATACGGTAACGACGCCGGCAGCGTGGTCGACCTATCGCAAGGCGCTGCGCTCGATCGTCAGCGCGGCCTCGGGCGACCCAACGCAGCCCCTCCCAGTCAGGCCGGCATATCCCACTGGGACGTAACGACTGCGAGCGAATCAGGATCACACCAAGCCGCCTCGCGCGGCCCTAGCATCCGGAGCAACAATGCACCTCAAAGCGTTCCTCGCCGCTTTCCTGTTTTCCTGAAACTGTTTTCCAGCATTCCAACCAGGCCACCTTCGGGTGGCTTTTTGCTTTATAGCGCACGGATATCAAACAATGAGCGGTCCTTTTACTCCCGGTCAGGTTCTTACGGCTGCACAGTTGAATGCCGCCATTCCCACAAGCATCGCAACGGCGACTTCCCCCGATGCGGGAGCGCTGACGGGCGCTGAGGAAATCACCACAAGTCGTGGCACGGGTGTTCTGCAGACAGCGTTGACGACGATCGCGCAGTGGGTGATCCAGACGTATCAGGGATTCACGCAGGGTGTAACGGGCGCTGTTGCGCGGACGGTGAGCGAAAAACTTGCCGATTCAGTCAGTGTGGAAGACTTCGGCCTTGTTGGGGATGGCTCAGATGAGACCGCAAAGCTGACCACGGCCATTACCTACGCTGCAACGAACAAGCTTCCTTTGTACTGGCCTGCCGGAAAAACCTACAGTTTCACCAATATCAACGTTCTGGTCGGCGGCGGCCTGTTCAACTGGTTGGGGAGTTGCAACCTCAAGCAACTTTCTGCACGGAACCCGGCACTTCCTGCCGTGGAAATAGGCGGCGAGGTCATTGCCGATGGCATGGCCGTCGCATCGACTCCGACATCTCAAAGCAGTATCGTGACGTTGAGCAGCGCGGCGCAGGTTCAGCCAGGCTATCTTCTCAGGCTGATGACCAATCGGCTGGCCTATGGTGATCACCGGTTCGACCCGAACAACTGTTTCGGCCAACTGGTAAAAGTCCAGTCAGTGTCGGGCAACATAGTTCAGCTTCTTGATACGCTCGTATTTCCGTTTCCCGTTGCGTCGATCACGACTGGCACCGCACAGGGCGGCACGAGCGGTACGATCACGCTCGCGGCTGGCGACGCGTCCACGGAAAACCAACTCAAGAATTACCTGCTGACCATCACGGCGGGCACAGGCGCAGGGCAATCGCGCTACATCAACACGTACAACGCAACGACGAAAGTTGCAGACATCGGCACGACCTATACGGGTTTCCCGCAGGCGCCGTGGTCGGTCATCCCCGATAGCACGTCGGTCTACTCCGTATCGTCGACGGTCACCGCGCGGATTATCCAGCCGGCGCATGTCAAGAGTCTCGCCAATATGGTTCTCGTTGGCTATCGTCAACCATCTGTTGTCAATTACGGTCTGCAGGTGGCATTCTGTGACGGGGCACTCGTCCAGGGATGCGACATCTCGGAATGCAGCCAGATGTCGTTGTACACGTATCAGAGCTACAGAACGAAGGTGATCGGCAACCGGTTCAAGGGGGCAAACTTCGCGACCTCAGGCGGCGGCGGCGACGGGTTCGGACATGTCTCTCTTGGCGAATATGCCTGCGTGGTGATGGGCAATACGGCGGAGAACTGCCAGCACGGGTTCGAGAGCGTGAATGCCACGATGTACCTGACCCGCATCGGCAATACCGTTACGGGCGGCGGCCTCTCGTACGATATGGTGACACCGATGTGGCCAGCCAACGTCAATTTCTTGACCTCTGGATTGTCGAGCCATAGTGCTTCGTTTGGCGTGACTGATGTGGGCAATACGACCTGCGACGTGTACGACAACAAGCAACGCGGTATGTGGCAGACATTCAGCGGAAACACAATGCGCGGGCGCATGGCCTACTGCGTCCAGCCGTCGTATTGTACGGGCGCGACCTATGTCGGCAACGTGTACGACGACGGCATGACCAACCAGCCGACTACAGGGCTGAATGGCGACGTGAACGGGAACGACGGTTTCCCGATCGTGACTGATTTCACGAATCGACCCACTGCGTTCATGAACATCCGTTACAACACGATGGTTCAGGACGCGACAGTCATCGCAAAGGGGAATGTCGTCAAGTGCGTCAATACCAGTTTCGCATTTATCACTGACTGTGCAGCAAATGCGAGCAACGATTCCCCGCTGAATCTGTCGCTCACAGTTACTGATAACGACACGTCTATCATCACATCGGGTTCCAGTGTTCTCGGCGTAGTGAAAGATGACGGAACGGGCGCGCCGAACCTGCTGAATTTCACTGCCTATCACAACATCCTGCATGTGGGAGGGGCGTCGCTGGGCTCGGTGAAGGCCGACAACATGAACAAGTATCCGTTCCTCGCGGATATGACTATCACGGTGCCGATGACGTTTCAGACCGGCGTGAACCAGTGGCTCTGTGTATTGCAGGCCAACACAATAACTGGCCTCCCGATAGCAGAAGGTCAGAACACGTTCAAGCTGACTATCTTCGAGAAAGATTCGGCAGTGCCGAATTACTTTTCGGGGATCGTTCAGCGGGGCAATACGACCCCGATTGCCACCTTCAGCAACTCGGGAGTGTCGTTCAGCACCGGATCGCCGACCGGCACCGGCGGCACTGCCGGGAATCTGAACTTCTTCGTTCGAACCGATGCGATGTATCTGAACAATCAGACGTCCAGCACGGGTAATTTTGTCGTTCTGATCGAAGGTATTCTCTAAAAGAGGATCGGACGGCGGTGTCGTGTGCTTGTTCGCATCTCCAATTGCCCCGCCCTCCCGCATACACGCGACACCCGCAAGAACAGCCGCCCCGCGGCATCCCATCCCGAGCCCGCCCCGCGCGGGCTTTTGCATTTCTTGACCACATAAGCCGCCATCGAGCGGCATTTTTTTCAACCGGGGCATCCATGACCATCGGCGACCAAGCCGCAGAACTCGCGCGCAGCGACATTGTTGCTAGCGCCGCGAAGGCGCTTCCTCCTGTCTCAGTGGCGAGCGCGACGCTGCTTGGCATTCCGTTAGCGGACTGGGTTCTTATCCTGACGGCGGTCTACACGCTGCTTCAGATCATCGTCTTTGTCCGCGACAAGTTCTGGCGCCAACGCAGGAAGCATAAGAAGGAGTGAAGCATGGATCTCGCCCTGCTCGAAGCTGAACTTCGCCGCGATGAAGGCGTGCGCTACTGGCCGTACAAAGATACCGCCAAACCGCCTCGCGACACGGTGGGGGTCGGTCGGAACCTGCAAGCCAAACCGCTCCCTGCCAACTGGGCCTACCCGCTCACGCCGGCACAGGTCACGCAACTGCTCGAGCAGGACATCGCAGACACGCTCGCTAATCTCGATCGCAACCTTCCCTGGTGGCGACAGATGGACGACGTTCGCATGCGCGTTTTGGCGAACATGGCGTTCAACCTAGGCATCGGGAAGCTACTCGGCTTCAAGAACACGCTTGCAGCTATGCAGCGCGGATCGTATGCCGTGGCGGCGGCCGGGATGAAGGCAAGCGACTGGTACGACCAAGTTGGTGCGCGAGCTGCGCGCCTTTGTCAGGCGATGGAGACCGGCGAAATGCCGGTTGCGGCTGACGTCGCTTAAATCTGCCAGACAAATATTCGGCAAATATCTGCCACACAAATAAACATTCCTGCCCGCCGCGAGCGGGCTTTTTTACGCCTATGAAAATCGCACACGAACATGAGCAGAAGCAAACGCTGACGTTCTCGATCTTCTATCCAGACCACCCGCCCCGCACTGAGTCAGCCCTGTTCCGCAAGACAAAGCATCACCTTGTGGCCGTGCTAGATACGCCGTGCTGGGTTTGCGGAACGAAGGAAAAGCGCGAGGTCCACCACTGGCATGCCGAATGGGCGGACAGCGATGGTATCGACTGGGACAAGATGCGCACGCTGCATCCTGACTTCGATTGGTCAACCTTCAAGGAGCCGTCCGACTTCATCGACAGCGAATACAACATGCGGATTCTCTGTGAAAAGCATCACCGCGGAGTAGGGCATGGAATCCACATGATTCCGCTACCCGTTTGGGAAATGCAACGCATCAAGCGTGACGATTTTATTTTCAGCGAAGACGAACAGGAGCAAGCATGAACAAGGCAATCATCAGCGGCGGCCTGACGGTATCGGCCGCCGAACTCGTTCCAACGGTTGAATGGGCGCTCAGCGGTTTCCGTGGCCCCGTGCCGGCCAATCTGTCGGCGCTCATCGCTGGCGCAATCGTTATGTCGCTTCACGCTGGCTACAACTGGCTCGCGGCCCGCTCTGCTGCGAAGTCCGCTCCGGCTGCATGATCCGCATCGCCCTTTGTCTGTTGCTCGGCGGCTGCGTCCAGGTGCTTCCCGCGGTCGATCAAAGCATGAGTGTCGGCTGTTGCATTGCCCTTATCGAACTGAGCAAGACCACGAACGGCAGCATCGAAGTCCAGAAGTCTCCGACTACTTGGTCCGTCTCGGCCAAGGTCCATCGCAAGTTCTAACCCTCTCCCTGAAACACTCACCATGAAGAAATTCGCCATAGTCCTGGCGGGCGTTGTTGCGCTCGCTCTCGTTGGCTGTGCTGGCGCACCGATCCAACTCAAGCCGATCTCACTCCCGATCATCCCGCCGGCGCAACTCGCCTCGCAGTTCTGCCCGATCGTGAAAGCGGATCTGGCCGTGCTGTCGACCTCGCCGCTGCTCTCGCAAGCGCAGAAAGACCAACTCAACTCGGTCGCGCCGATCAACGATGCGGTGTGCTCGGCTGCGGCAACGATTCAGTTGCAAGACTTGCAGGCCTTCAACGCCACGCTGTTTCCGGCAGTGACTGCTATCGTCGCGGCTGTTCCTGCAATTCCGAATCAGCCGGCGATTCTGCTCGCGCTTCAGTTGGCGCAGCCGATCGTGAATCAGGTTGTGACTGATGCGATTGCGGCGTCTAAGGCTTCGGCCCCTGTTGCCGCCTCTGCACCGGTTGCGGCGAGTCAGTAAATGACCCCCCGCGACTTTGCCATCTTGGCTCAAGAGGCATATGACGCGGCTCCGGACATCGGAAAGGCAGATAGCGCTTCTCGCGCGATCGTTCGGCAGACTGCAGCCGGGTTGTGCATTGCCTTTCCGGGCACGGACAACGCGGATTGCTGGAGTGCTGACTTCGACGTTGTGCCGGTATCGGTTCCTGGCGCTGGAGAGGTGCACCGCGGGTTTCTGGAGGCGTGGCGCGCTATCTCGGTGCCGGTGCTTGCTGCCATCAAGGGGCGGCCCGTAACGCTGGTCGGCCATTCACTCGGAGCAGCGATTGCCCTGATGGCCGCAGTCGACATGACAATCTCAGGGAATCCGCCTGCCGCGGTGTTCGCCTTCGAGCCCCCGCGCCTGAGCCCTGATCTCGGCGTCCGTACGCTACTCGCCAAGGTGCCGGTGCATCTGTACAAGAACGGAAACGACTTGGTCGCCGACCTTCCGCCCGGCTGGCATCATGCCGCGCTGCTGACGCACATCGGCAAGCCGGCACTTCCGTTCCCGAATATCCGGGATCATGCTATCGGGAATGTCATCAATGCACTCGGATCGGGCGTACCAACCTAACTCACTCGTAATCCCGCCCGTAGCGCGATAGGCTTTAACAAGCCACCGGTTGTAAACCGCTACAACAGCCTTGCCGCTGTATCCCGTCCGGGCTTCGGTCCGGGCGGCATCAGCCTGGCCGATCACAGCATCGACGTGGTCGTGTCACGACTGGAAGCGTTGGCGGCGGTGCCAGTCATGCCGGCTGCGTAGACCTTCCGTTCTATCAGGCCGGGAGTGCGGCGATCGATTCCTGCGATGCCCAAACAACGGAATCGAGTGTCCGCTGGTTCTCGACCAAGCCAATCAGCTTCGACTTTCTTTCCTCGTAATCAGGCATCAGATCGGAAGAAATTTTTTCCTTCACCAAATTCATAACGTGACGCGCAAAATCGTGCCACGCCTCAATCACATATTTCCCATTCGCATGCCCGGTCACGCTTTTGAAGGTGGATTCAAGAGCATCGAAAGCGCTTAAGCGGCGCTGATCGGAGATATGTGTGATCTGCGATTGAGACTGCTGTGGTTCAAATTTTCGATGAGTACAAACCACCTCTTGACCATATCCAATATTGTTGGCGGCCAGAATGCTCTGCCAATGGAATGCAACATCGTTATTTACAGCAGTGCCACCGAAAAATATATCGGCTTCGTGCAGCAGCTCCGTCTTTATGACCCGATTCCATGGGTAATTGATTAGCGACGCCGCAATCGTCCGCACCTCGTTGTTGCTCTTGGCGTGCGCGAATTTATCCCACAGCTTCTTGTCGGAGTGAAACAGATCCCGTTCCTCATTCTTCTCGTGGTATGAAATTTTGTACCTCATGAAGTACAGGTCGTTGTCGCGCTCCTTCGCGCGCAAGACTGCAGCGGCCAGTTGCTCGCCGTCAAAGAAATCGTCAGCGTCCAAGAAATACGTGTAAAGACCCGTGCTAAGAGGGATGACGGCATTGCGTGCACGGCCGGCACCTTTGTTCTTCTGTTGGAAGAAGTGCAGATTTTCGTGTCTCTGCTCCAGTTCCAAACATATTTCTGCGGTCCGATCCTCGGAGCCATCATCCATCACGATGACGTTCGTTTTGATGCCGGGCACGTTGAGCGCGCAGTTGATAGCCTCTTCTACAAAGCTCTCACAATTGAACGCTGGGATGATGACGGTTAGATCATAGTCCGGATATGCATCAAGGGACCTCTTGATCCATCCTCCGAAATTCTCTCGCAGAACCACTCCGGGCATTTTTGCCAGATTTCTCGAGACGACTTGGCCAAGCCGCTTGCTGATAATCGCCTTAACATCTTTGCGCTCTTGACGACTGGCAATCCACTGACTGCGTAAACTATAGTCGTAAAACTCATCGACTATGACCTGATCTTCCGGGAGGTCGAGGGTGTTGCGCAGGAAGCGCGCGATCGTGTTCATGTGGCCACACATGGCAGCCAGTTTGAAATCGTTCGTTTCCATCGTCTGGCCTTCCCGCCCTTTACGGTGATAGGAGACGACTTCGTTGATCTTGACGAGCTTTCCCGTCGAGGCTACCGCGAACCAGTGAAATGGAGCATCTTCAGTGAAGTAATCGCCTTCAGGAAAGGCGATCCTGTTCCGATCGATGAACTCGCGGCGATATAGGTTTCGCCATGGCACGGGCGAAATTCGGACGACTTCAGGATGCGACCTACACGTGAAAATCTCGTTTGTCGGAAGCTTGTCGAACGCAAGTCTATCGTAGGCCTCAACCCGGTTTCGAGTGTCCTGAATAAACGTTTCAAAAGTGCCAATAACAATGTCTGCCTGATGGTGCTCGGCAACGTCTACCAACTTCGAGAAAGATGTTTGCGCTACCCAATCGTCGCTGTCGACGAAGACAATATAAGTGCCAGTCGCGGCTGCGATCCCGATATTTCGGGGGATGCCTCCGCCGCCGAGCGTATTCTTATCGAGATAGATCGGCCGGATTCGGCTATCAAGGTCGGCATGCAACGCGATGATTTCCTTGCTAGTGTCCGTCGATCCGTCGTCGATGAGGATCAACTCAAAATCCGCGAACGACTGAAAGCGAATGGATATAATGCAGGCTTCAAGATAGGCTGCCACATTGTAGACCGGCATAACAATCGACAGTGCCGGGCCACGACGAACGAGCTCTCTAGAAATTTCGTTTGTAAGTCTCTTCTTGTCAGTAAGCTCTTTCTCGAGATGGCATTTGTTTGCCATTTCAATATTGAATTGCGCTTGACGGAATAACGGGCTGCTATCGCTGATTTCCTCGTATTCGCTTATCGCGCGGTCGTACATTCCGAGCTTAAAAAAATTATTCCCCGATGCGATACTCATTTTACTTCCTGTTTTGTCATCCCGCATAGGTCACCAAGACGCCCGAACTGCCTTCGTCACGTCTTCGTCACCTCCCCCGAAGTAGTTTCCAATAGAATTTATCTATTGTTCACCTTCGCCCGATCCTCGTTTGCAAATTTTGCGAGATTATAGATCAGCCAATGGCAAATCTATCGCCGGCGATGTTCGCCATAAGTTGTCGTAGCGCATAAGAGACACTCTAAGATTCAACCGAATCAGTTCGGTCAGGTTGAAATCATGCTCGGAGAAACAGGCTTGGTGTTGTAAACCGCTATAACAGGCGTTAGCCGATATTTACTCTGGCGCTGTGGTCGGCCCTTCGTGGGTCGGCCCTTCGTGGGTCGGTCCTTGCCACTCGTGGTCAAGTTTTCCTTGTGGCAATGCAGCCCTCCGCACCCTCAATCACATCGACTTTGCCGCGCCCGGCGTAAGTGTCAAATTCCACCCCGCGCACGAGATAGATCGCCCCGAACAGATCGATCTCCGTCATCTGCTCGGCGGCTTGCTTGGCTGCGTAGAACTGCTCTTTCGTCGTAATCGGTATCATCCCACCTCCCGCGCTCTCGCGCACATCAATCAGCCCGCGTTCTGCGGCGCATCTTCCAACTGTCTCAGCGTTAGCTCGACCGTACAAGGCTTTCCATCTCTCCATCCTGTCGATCCGTGTTTTGTGACCCGGAAATCGCTTATGGCCGTATGGAAATGATGCAGTTCCCCATCCAAAATCACGCTCAGTATTACCCGCTCGCACTTTCTCGCCGCTTGCCAAAGCGCGTCTGCAGTTTCTGTTTCTACGTTCAGTTCAACCATCACCCCTCCAAATCAGCCCGCACTAGCGGCGCGTCTACCCTATTCCCAATCTCAGCAGCAGCCCGGACGATCGCACGTCGCGTGGCGGCGCAGTAATCGTTGAACGGTCCAACGCCTTCGCAAAGTGACTTTCGGGTATTGATGCCTTCGACCCAAGGATATTCCGCCGTCACCATCGCAAATTGCTGGCGAAAGCTAATATCGAGCTCTACGGCCAGCCGGAACGCTGCGCCATCATCTGTCAGCGGATTCCAGATCGTCGGCCCATCTCGTCCCACGCCAAGCACCAGTCCATCAGGGCTGTTCGTGCTCCAGTGATCAATTCCTGCCGCCTTCGCCGCCAACTCCAACAATTCCCTGTCGTTCATCGCTTCTCCATTATTTTCGCCCAAACCCCAACGCCGCGGGCCGATCATAGCCAGCATTCTTGACCTTGATCCAGTCGCGTGACCTGCCGCGCATATAGGGCGACGCCATGCGCTTGGCTAGCATGCCCTCAAATCCATAGTATTGCACCTGTTCGAATACCCACGTTCCAACGCCAACAACGGCATTGGAATAAACGAGCGTCGCCGTATCGTCGAATGTGTCGCGCAGACGACTCCTACGCTCGATGAGTTCCAGCCCGCGTAGGTCGCAGTCTCCCGCGGCCAACAGGTCGAACACGTAAAGCCGCGCCGGGCACGAACGCACAGCGGCGCCGATGTTCTTTGGCAAGGTCGTGCGGGCCCGCTGCTGGAGCCGGTCAAATGACAATGGCCCCTTCCCGTCGCCCACGGCCAGTTCGGCATCCCATGTGAAGTCGCCCGGCACTGCGGCGACCGCATCAACGACGTCGGGAAATGATCGGTTGAATGGTTTGCCAGTGCGGCTGATCAGATCAACCTGCCCATGTTTTCGGACCAGGCATCTGAAGCCATCGTACTTCCACTCGAACAGCCATTCCTTGTCGGAGAACGGACGCGTCCTGAGAGTGGCGTGCATCAGGTCTGACGCATCCATCAGTCTGTCCACTTGACCGGCGCCAGCATCGGCTTTGTCGTGTCCACCCCAGCAGTCTGCAACGCCGCGTCAATCTCTGCCAGTTCGCCAGTGAAGTCCAGTCGCCAGGACTCGCCCTCGCTCGTGGCGGTCATGCCGTTGTGGATCACGAGGGTGTAGCGGGCGAGGAGCAGCGCCTTGACGAGCGGCGGCTTGTCCTGGTCATCGGTCGGTCTATCGGTCATGGTGGCCTCCTGTCTGGCGGGGAGCATCGCTCGTGCCTAGCTCGTCATCCGCACCGATGCATCGTATCCACGCCGAGCATCCCCTTTCCGGGTTCGCCCTGACCTGCCGACGATTGCCGTCCAGACATAGAGCATGCATCCCGCCAGCGACGTCGCCACCCCAGCGCTCGCATCCTCGGCAAGGGCGATCGGATGAGGATTCGTTGAATAGGCCCATGGCGAACCTCGCGAATCACTGTATGGATGTACAGTATGGCCGCAAAGTTTGACTTATTAGACAGCCCTTTCCGTGTCTAATAAATGCTCGCGGGTTGGCCGCAAAGCCGCGCCGGTTGTTGCCTCATTCTTCAGCAACGCATTAGACAGCGATTCGCTCCAGAGCTTTCCCATGGCGGCTAATCAAGATGGCGAATCATCTGACGACGGAACAGAAAGACGATGGATTTTCAGCTTGCTTCCAAGCCAATCCAGGCAACCATTCCGTCGTGCGACATCTGTCCCTGTCTAATGCGCTGTCTAAGCGTTGTCTAATAGATTGCTGACTTCACGCGCTACGGGGGATTTTTAGACGCACCTTGCTGACCGGCACGGACCGCCGCTTGATGTAATCCTCGGTCTGCTTCGATGTCGAATGAGCCGCCGCTTCTTTCAGGTCTTCGATGTCGTAGCCGGCATTGCGCGCGTCGGTCAGTCCCTTGGCGCGGATCGCCTTCACCGTGTAGCCCAGCCCTTCAAGTTTCACCCGCTTCGCCGCCCTGAGCCAAGCTGCCCGGACTGCAGTGGCCCCGTACTCCGACCCGTCTAGTGCGTGGATAACGTTCGCCTCGCCGATGCGCTTCACCTTGCCGTCGATCTCCCGGACGCGCGCGAGCACTGCGGCAATCTCCGGCGAGATAAGGATGTCCACGGCGATCCCGCTTGAATCCTCAGTCTTGGTCGGCAGGAAGTGAATCACGCCCGCCGCGTCGTCCACTTGCGACCACTTCAGCAGCCGGATCTCCGTCGAACGCTGCATGGTCAGGTAGCACAGGTCGACGAAGCATTGCATCATCGGCCCGGTGTTAATGTGGGCGGTCAGGGTCTTGCCCCGCCACGTGTACTCATAGCTCGCCATCGCCGCGCGGATGGCGGCGAAGTGATCGTCCTTGATGTAGACCTTGCTCGCCTTGGGCTTCGAAAGCTTAACCTCCCGGCATGGATTCGAAACGATCTTGTCCTCCTTGACGCACCACTGAAAGAATCCCGACAGGAACGCGCGCATCACACGCTGCATCGGCAATTTGCCGGCGTACTTCGTCGTTAGCCACTTCTCCACATGCGATGGCCGGACGTCCCTGACGTTCGCGTTACGGAAACCGCTTCCGGCGTAATCTCCGTACCTCGGCCATGCCCGCTCCTTGTGCCCCGCTTTTTTCAGGCGCACGTACTCGTCGATCAGCGGGCGCATGTCGCCCATTCCCTCTGGCCGCTCGAAGCGCTTGCGTTCCTGTGATAGGCGCTCGAGCAACTTCGATTCGGGATCGGTCTGTTCGCACAGCCTGATCCATTGGCCGGTGCGTGGCTCGACCCAGTACCACGCACCGTGCTTCGGATAGACGCGCGGGTATTTCGCTTTTTTGCGCGGTGTCATCTTCAGTCAAAACAGAGTTCAACGATTCCTGGGGCATTGCCGCCAGTTGCGAGACCAACCTTTCTGGCCGAAAGCGCCTCATATGTCGACCAGGTCATGACGATACTGCGATCGTCCCGCTGCGTCACCGTCACGCCAAACTGATGCTTGAACCACTCGGCCTGCTTCGAATACCGGCGTTTGCCGGTGATCTCAACCAGTTCGACAGGCGACATGAGCCGACTAGCCATCATAGTCCCTTGTGCATTCATTCCCCACCTCCCATCCACGCCCGTCGTGTAGTTTCAATTACCCGCTTTGCTTCTGCTTCGATCATGCGCCCTTCACACATAAGACTTGTTTGAGGACATGCACGACTTCGACCAGATCGCGCTGATTCTCCATCACGACGTCGATGTCCTTGTACGAGCCCGGTATCTCGTCCAGCACCGCATCATCCTTACGGCACTCGACACCCTGGGTCTGCCGCTCCAGATCCGCAACCGTGAACGTGCGGCGAGCCTGCGCGCGGCTCATCTTGCGGCCGGCTCCGTGCGAGCATGAGCAATACGACTCCAGATTGCCCTTGCCGCGGACGATGTAGCTACGCTGCCCCATCGAACCGGGAATGATGCCAAGGTCGCCTTCACGCGCCCGGATGGCTCCCTTGCGCGTCACCCATAGGTTGCGGCCGAAGTGGTTCTCGCGCTCGACATAGTTGTGATGGCAATTATGTGCTATGATTCCATTAGCAAAATACCAACCGGAATCAGTCGAAAGGTTATACACATGCCCCGCCCAATGCCCACGCACGACATCAACGACCTCGTCCAGCGATACACCGATGGCGCTTCCGTTGAGGCCCTCGCCAAGCTGACTAAAATCAGCGCCCCCAGCATCACCAAACTCCTCCGATCCGCCGGAGTTGAAACCCGCAGTTGGAGTGGCGCCTTGCACGTCAGAATGCAATCCATGACCAGCGAGAACCGGCGCACTATCGTCAGCAATGCGAACATCGCGCGCCGCGGCGCTGTCGCATCCCCCATTGAGCTCGCTAAGAAGGCGATCACTAAAGCTGTCACTTTCAGCAAGGTCGGAGCCGAGGAGACCGAGTTCGCGGAACTGCTCAAGCAGCGAGGCGTGCTTACCGTACCCCAGCATCAAGTCGGCGCCTACAACATCGACCTCGCGGTCGTCGGCCAACAGGTCAACGTCGCCGTGGAAATTCACCGACGAACCAACAATCCGACGAGCCGTGCCACTGACGCTAAGCGAATCAAAGAGCTTGGCGAACTCGGTTGGTTCGTCCTGTACGTCTGGATCGATCCCAGAAACCAATGCATCGGACCCACAAGCGCCGATGAGGCAGTCGCCTACATCAATCTCGCCCGCCTTGATCCAGCCGGCACGAGTCAATATCGGGTGATTCGGGGTGACCGTAAGCTTGCGGCCTGACTTCGTTGTAAGCGTGACCATGTCGCCGCTGTAGTACCGCTTGAATGCGGTTTTCACATCGGCGGCACTTACATCGGTATCGCCCGCAAAACAGTTCACCGCCTCGTGCGTGATCGTGAACTTGACCGTGATATGCCGACGAAGCGCTGCGATGACTGCCTCCATCATGACCCGGCGATTCTCAAGCGCGTAGTCCTGCGCCCAGTTGACCGCTTCGACGTAGTCGTTGAAGTCGTCCGTGTCTTCCGGGAAGTAGGCCAGATCGCCGTCAGGCAGGCTGATGAAGTATTGCTCCATCCGCTTCTTGGCCTTCTCGATGAAGTAACGGCCAATCATGTTGCCAACACCACGCGAGCCCGAATGCAGCATCACCCATACGTCTTGGGCCTCGTCGATGCAAAGCTCGATGAAGTGATTGCCGGAGCCGAGTGAGCCGAGTTGGCGCTCCGCCTGATTCTTGGCCAGGACAGGATACTTATCCGACAGCGCTTGCAATCCTCGCCACATATCGGCGCCCGCGTTGGGCGCGCGTTCGGGCCGATGCGCCCCGCCTGCCCCAAGCGGAACATCCCGCTCGATCTGATGACGGATCGTAGCCAGGCTGTCGGGCAGGTCGGATGCCTTCAGCGACAAGCGCACGGCGTTCATCCCGCACCCGATGTCAACTCCGACCGCTGCCGGCACAATGGCCTTGTTCGTCGCAATGACCGTTCCGACCGTCGCGCCGATGCCAGCGTGAACATCGGGCATGCAGGCGACGCCATTGCCTGCAATGAACGGCAGGCGGGCGATGTTCTTCAATTGCGTCAGAGCCGAATCCTCGACCTCATCCGTCCAGATTTTGATCGGGCGTGCACCCTCTTCGTTGATGACTTTCTTCATTTGATTTCCCAGTATTCTCGCGTTTTCCCAGTAGCCTGCTCTGCTACTTCAATCATTCCAAAACCACCCCACCCAAAACCGCCACCAAAGCCAGCGGCCACAACAACGCGAGGTCAATCGATGGACGCGTTGGCGACTCGATGAGGTAGATGCAGAGGCCGATGAGGAGGTATAAGGTTAAGAATGTCATGGGGTGGCCTCCGCTCCCGTTTTGACCGCTTCGGCCTCGGCAATCACCATCCGTGATTCGTCGACATAATCGCCCCACTGTCTGACTATCTCTCGGGCGCGAATGACGTCGCACTCGGGGCACTTGTGCTGCCACTTCACGCCATGGCTACATTGATTGCCTAGCATTGGGCCTCCAGCCATGCGTTCAGTTGCCGAACATACTCGTCGTGCGTAGGTTCGTCGGACACGGTGAGCCAGTGCTCATAGCCAGATCCATAACCGCCACTCACGGAATGCGAAGACATTTCACGGCGGTCAACCATGATCTGCAGATTGAAGAGGGTAATAGCAAGCTCATCGAGACTATCAGCTTGAATCTCAACGCGAAACTGTACTGCCCTTTTTGGTGACTCGTCCATATCATTGCCCCACATTGATTGCAAACACCCGCACTGGCTCAGGCCCGAAATGCGGGTGCTGGATGGTTCGTTCGATGTAGCCGCGCCACGGCTTGATGATGCGGCGCTCCCAGTCGTCGGCCTTGGGATAGCCAAGCGTCAGGACGATGCGGCCGTAGTGGCGATGCTCGAGGCGCTTGCGCCAGTAGTCGTTGACGAGCCGGTATTCCTCAACCTTCTCGCCGGATCGGATCGCATGGAAGTATTCGGCCTTCAGGGGCAGGAATAATGTCGGCAGGCTGCTCATGCTGCCCTCCCTCTTCTCGGCTCCCGCACCACATTAATCCCATCCGGCAGCGCCACCGCTACCGGGCCCTCGAAGTCATCAGCCATCATCTGCGCGAATGCGTCACACAGGCCCGCTATCAGTTGCGCCGTGGGCTGTCTCGCTCGGGTGTAGGCGTAGGCGGAGTCCATGAAGGTGCGGCGGTTGACTAGCTGGTTCATGTAGGTTCCTCGAACATGTCTGCGGTCTTGTCGTCACGCTTGGGCGCGGGTGGCTCGGGCGGAGCAGGGAGCGGCATCCAGTGCGTAATATGCTGCGCATCGCCGTGCGGAGATGCGAACGCCTCCACGTACCCGTCACCGTCATCCAGCAGCGCACACCATTGGCCGAAGTCGACTCCGGAGCAATCTGATTCGAATGGACGGCCATCGTCATCCTCGCCATATCGAACGGCGCGCACCCACAGCAAGACCATCTGGCCGTCTCGCGGTATGCTCTCTATCGGTTGCCACTCAGCCATTCGCCTTCTCCTTCGCGGCGTCGCACGCCTCCAGCGCGGCGATAATCTTCGGATGCTTCTCGATCGTGTCGGCGTCCGGGTCAAGCAACTCGTTCTGCGGATCGAGCACAACCGCCATGCCGAAAACGACGCGGAACAGGCTGGTGTGCCGAGTCGCGTCGAGCAACATGCCAACGACCTTCTGACACTGCTCGGCGTCGTCTCGGTCGAAAAACTCGAGTTCTTCGCTGTCGTCGTCGGACGGCATGTAGCGCCTATCCAGATCCTCAAGGATTCGGCTCACTTTGAGCGCGGCATCGATATCCGCTTCGGATGCGCGGGCCATTTTCATGATTGATTCTCCTTCGCTGTCTGCTCGATGGCGGCGTAGATTTCCCGCGCCCAAACCTTGTGGATATGCTCACCCTTGTGCTCGTCGGCGGCTGGGTTGTAGGTGCGCAATTCGTGTGCGATGCGACGCAGGATCGGCAGCGCCTCACGCGGTGCGCACTCGTCTAGCTGGGCGGCGGCTTTAGCTTCATTCAAGGCATCGCGGACAGCCTCGACTGCGCATTCCATCGCGACACGCTCGGATTCTGCGTAAGGCTGCACGAGACCGGTATCCCAGTTGTTCTGATAGTCCGCGAGTGCACCGAGCGCAACATCGAACCCGCGCGCCACCGCCTCACCCTTCCCGCCATCGGCTTGCGCATCGCTCGATGCGAGAGCGGCGCGGTAAGCGTTCATCAATGCGTGTCGTGCATTAGCGCGCTCATCAAGCGTGCCGTCCTTCTGCGCGCACTGGTAGTCGTCGATCAGTTCGCCGAAAGCGGCGATGTCGATAGGCTTATTCATGCCGCCACCCCATCAAATGCATAGTCCTCGTGATCCACCAGGTATTGCACGGCTTCGAGGTCGAGCGGAGTTGGTGTGTATCCGGGTCGCGCTTTGATAAACCCGCCATTCCATCGGAAGTGGCCGGCGATCCACGAGAGGGCGGTTTCGGTGGTCCATGTCTGGGTCATTGGGGTTCCTGTTGTTTGGCTAGGGCGGCGAGCGCATGCCGAGCCCGATTCTTCGCCCACGGCTCGAACTCTGTCGGGTCGTCCCATGCGACTGTGTCTGCGTTGGCGATGTTCTTCAACTCCTGCCGCAGCATTTCGAGCTGGGCTTTCAATCCATCGATTGACTCAAGGATTGGCTCGGCTCCGCCAGACTCATCGGGATCGATACCAAGCGCTTCGTCTATCAGACCGAGTGCCGAGCATGCCTCCAAGAACATGCGGTTCGTGCTCGCACGCTCCTTATCTAACTCGGCGATGCGGGCGTTCGCTGCTTCGAGGGCATCGGCGGCTTCGTCTATCAGAATGCCAACACCAGTGGATGGCCCTATATCGCGTAGGGTACGAATCAGATCACTCATGCTTTGTCCCCACTTGCGAGCACTTTTCTAGCCGCATCAAGTGCCGGAACGACATGTCTCTCGAAGATGCCGCATTCGATCTCTGAGGCTAGAACCGCGGCGATTTGGTCGATGCCCGTCAGCGCCCGCTCCGTCTGCACTGGCTGCGTCGCCGTGGCTTGCGGGGATGCGGCGCGGGCTTGCCATGCCTTCCACATCAAATTGGCATACTGTCCAGCGTACGGATACCCTTCGCATCCACGCATCCACGCCTCAAACGCCGCCCGCTCATCGTGCAGCACCACGGCAGAGGGAACTGAGTAGGGCGGATGATTGCCGCGAGCTATCAGGGTGTCGATCACGGCAACGGCAATCTGCTCTGCAATATCTCCCGATACTCCGTAAGTGCGTTGGACCGCATCAGCCGCCGCCGAAATATCAGCCGGACTGATTGGGCGTTCGTCACGATCTCGAGCATTGGCGGCTGTATTTTCAATGGCATTCAAAGCACAGTTACGCAATTCTTCAGCGGTGGCGATCATCGCCTCGGGCTCGCCCTCGGGACTATTGCGATCGGGGATTTCACACACATTCGTCAGGAACGTGTCGAACCACACGGGCAATACTGGGTCGCCAGCTTCCACGGGCTGGGATGGTTGCGGGGCGGCAGCACGCAGCGTCGGACCAAATAGCCAGCAATTCCAGCCGCGCCCCTCGGCGTTGGCGAATGCCTTACGCGCTTCCGCCTCGGTGTCGAACATGCACGAGTTGCGATCCGCGTCGTCGAACGTCAGTAGCCACCTCGGTTCGCTCTGGTCCCCTGGCTGGCAGAGCCGACCTATGCCAGTCGTTGCCGGATCGTCCGGCCACGCCACCGGCTCACCCGATTGCGCTGGCGCGGCTGCTTCGTCACGCTGTGCACGGTACAAATCGACTTCGATGCGAAGCACCTGTGCAGCCCTCTTGACCCGCTCGATTGCATTGAGCGATTCATCCTCTTGCCGCGCGTCATCGCCGATGATGGTGCCGTAGACCTCTGCCAACGTCTCAGTCATGCGCCGCGCAACGTACGCGTCCTCACCCAATGCTGGCGCGGCAGGGGGTGCGGCGAGCATGGCGATCCGTTGAACCATGGCGCGCGATGGCATTTCGCCTTGGCGGAACTGTTCGCGGATGGAGTCAATCTGCTCGGTGGTCAACGCACTATTTCGCGCCTCGTTGTTGGTTGCAGTCATTCCGTCCTCGGAGAAATGTCGCCAGCCAAAGCATCGCTGTGGGCCTGCTCGCTTTGCCGCGTACCATTGAAGCCATTCCAAGGGCGCGAGCCCTGAAAACCATCTTCGTCTGGCCCGTCTTCGAAGTCGGGACCTCCTTCGTCGGCATTCTCTGCCGCCGACTGCGCATCATCGCCACCGCTGCGGGCGCCGAGAGCGCGCTTAAGCGCAATGACGCGTCCGGTGTAGCCTTCGCCAAGGAAGGCATCGAGCAATGGCAGTACACGCTGGGCCTCAAGGTGGCGGCCCGGACATTTGGCGTTCGGATCGGTCATCGTGGAAATCAATTCCCGGACGTCTTGAAACATCGTTGCATTGCGTGCCGCTACCATAAACTCGGCAGCTTTTGCCTTGGCGTCGTCATCCGCCCGCACCGCCTCTGCCTGTACAGCGGGAGTGGGGGCGAGAGCGGCGCGCAATCTTTCACCGGCTGCGATGATGGCGTCGCGCTTCTCAACCGAGGGTGCCCGGATGATCACCGTCGAATCGCCTTGCGTCAGGTTGTGGAACTGGCGCGCCGCTTCACGCAATTCGCTCGGCACTGCATCTTTATTAGGTGTGGTCATCTTGACCTCGAAAAAGAGCCGCACATACTGGCCGGCCAATCACACGCAACTTTCGAAGGGCGCCTGGAATGTGCGCCTTCAAGAGTGTTGCTGGGGCGCGCCCATCCAGACTGACAGCAGAGATCAGCGCCGTTAGGCTTCATCTGATGCTGGGTGGGCGCGTGAGGGGCTAGGCGGCTTGCGCGAGGTCCTGAGCCGCCGCCTGGATATGGTGGACCAACGCAGCGCAGATCAGCGGGAACGAGGACTCGTGATAAAGCTTCGCGGACTTGTCTGTAGCCGCATGTGCAAAGCCAAGGCTTGCCAGTCCATCAGCAGACAAAGCGATCGGAGCCAAGCGCTCGTTGATCTGGCCGAGGCGAAGAGTGGGGGCGCCGCTGGGCGTGGCGGGTGCGACCCATGGTGCGGTCTGCACTTGCTTTGCTGGCGCGGCGACTGGCGCTAGCTGCGCCGCAACCGTTGCTACCGGCGTCGCCCGGGCCTGCTCCT